ATCAATGTCACCAGTTTCTCCGGCTATATATGCTGCATCTTGTAATTTAGATATTTGATCTGCAATCGCACCTTTCATGTTTGCCAGGCCTGGATTTACTTTCAAAGCATTTTGATAATCTAACATTGCATCTGCTGGTGTAGACGCAAAGCTCGGAACACCTCCGGCCTCTGCCATAGCACCATCCGATCTGCCTTGTCCTCCGGTAAACACGCTACTTATAGTTCCTGGTATTTTACTAAGTGTATCTAATGGATTCATTACACCACTTGCTATCGAGGAAACCGTTTGACCGCCTAAGTTACCTAAGCCTTTCAAAAAGCTGCCACTTCCGGCTGCCTTAATACCAGCAATGTTTTCGCCAATACTGCCACCTACTGCTCCAGGGCCAGCTACCGACAACAAGGCTAATGGGTTCGCGTCACCTCTTACCACGTCTCTGACTGTAGCAGCTTTTGATATGAGCGCTGCTGGTGCCATCCAGGGTCCTGGTATAAACTGAGCAACCTTAGCTATTGGGGTAACTACTTTCTTTAAAAACTTACCTACTTTTTTGAAAAAACCAAACTCTTGTGCGCCTGTCTGAAAGTTCATCAAACCTCCAGGATGGTCTACAGTCATATGTGCTGGAGGTATATTGAATTGTTTTGCCTTTTCTTCTACAGCAGCTTCAAAAGCTGGGTCTTCCATAAATTCTTCTGGTATGACTACCTCACCTGGTTTCAAGTGAGCAACAACAGTATCTTCTCCTGTCCCCAAAGACGCGAGCTGTTGCGTCAATTCCAGGGCCGGTGCATTCCCTTGTTTCGATAGTTTGTCAATCTCTTGCATGGCGAGAGACCTTTCTTCTTCACTGAGAGGACCTTCTCGTTGTTCTAGCTGATTTATTAAACCGATTTCGTCCATAGAAATTTCTGGTGTTGTTGACATACTGGCGCCTGTTGCAAATTTCATACGTTCAGCAAAACCAACTTTTCCAGATTTTTCTGCTTGTTGTATAGCTTTTATTCTAGCTTGTCTTTTTCTTTCTAATGTTTCTCGACTGTCTCCCAATTGTGGAAAATACATTTCCCTAGCCTTTGCCATTTCACTGTCACTTATAACTGCGCCAGTTTCTCTGCCTAACAAAGCTGTAACAAAACTTACTTCGTTAACCTCTTGCATCTTGCCACCAATTTCTGTGAATGGCATCAATAGTCTTTGTTTTGCTACTGGGGTATCTATAGTCGAGAAATCAGGAGCATTCATCCTCTGCAGCATCATTTTTGCTTGTGTACTCATATTATGTCGTTACAGTAACGCTCCCTATTGCTGATGTTACACTTAGGCCGGAGGCATATGTTTGGTGTTCATATAAGTTACGAAACCTTGTGCCATCAAAAGCCTGGTGTATTTCGTTCGTGCTATTATATATTACGCTACCGGTTGCAAATTGCAATTCAGAAATTTCGGTTGCATTGAAAGTCGGAGTTTTGTCCGGGTCAACAGCATTCAAATTTATTTCTAATATCCTAACAAGTCGATTGAATAACTCGGGTGTAAGCTCAATACCCTCTGCTAATGGCAACGTTGTCTGTAGAAGTTTACTCATGCTCTACGGCCTGATCTGTTTATGTCCAAACGTGTTGAACCTAGTTTCCACTTATAATCTTTGCGGTTGCTCAAACTGTTATCATCGTCAGACTCGACTCTCATAACAAACTGTCTGCCCCTGGCTCTAACGTGTGTCTGTTTGGTCGTTGAAGTAATCTGATTCGTGCTGCTCGTAGTCAGTGTGTCGCCATTTGTATCTCTTTTCTTCAATACTATGTTTACAGCACCATCAGGACTTGTGCCTGGAGCATTCACAAATTTTATATCAGGGAATATTCTTTTTATGAAAGCTAAATTTTCTCCATCAGATATATCAAAATCACCAGATTGAACGAAAACATTATCCATTGGGTCCTCATCATCGTTGAAACCGGTTTCGTGGTCATAAAGAAAATATTGACTACTGCTTTCCCCAGTCGCTTGTGGATTATTTTTTACACCAGCATCCATCCAGGCATATCTTCTCAATGAACCAACAGACCATGATTTTTCCTCATAGTTATAAATAACGTACCTAGAAATTTCTTGTGCATCATCATCGACTGAGGGATAAAAGAACCAAACCTCACTGAATTCTGCATTGTGTCCCACAAAGCATTTGAACGCTTGACTTTGATCTAAGTCAGAAAAAACATGCTCCTGGACAGAACACTGCAATTTAGTTACTGCACCGTTGTAAAAATAAAAACCTGTCTTCGACATAAAAAATACACCGCTTGGTGTATTAACTGCAGCTTTCGGTGCAATAAGGCCAGCACCTTCATTTATGAGGTTTACGGCAAAAGTTAATGGAGGACCAATAAAATTCATTGTATATATGGAAGTGTCTGTCCATATCAAAATTTCTTGTCTAGCCTTTAAACCGCCAATAATCTGCGAGCCACTCGATAATCTCAATGAGCCAGCAGTGTTTGTGCTCAATGCCTCAAACTCGGTTGCGCTTTCCTGGTCACTAAATGCTATCAACATTGGGTCTACTGTCCCGGTCCTAGAGCCACCGCTTATTGGGTCACAACCCAGGACAATGACATGCCTATCGGTTTCTGATATCAATACTTGTAGGCCCACTGTAGGCGCTTTATTCGCACCGGACCTTTCACTCAATGCTACAGCTCTAGTAGTAAACCCATTATCTTCTTCCCAATAAAATATGCCACCGCCTCTGGCATTTATGATAAGGTCTTCACCGAAATTGTCATGACTCCATAGTCTCAATTGATTGGTAAAACTTAGACCTGATACAGAGCCGAAAGTCAATTCACCCCATTGATTGATACCCCATCCTGTGCCCTGGACATAAAAATCTAAGCCAACATTTATTTGATAACTTCCATCTACACCGCCACCACCGTTACCTGTATCTGATGAATTTGCTGTGACCTCGCTACCTGATGTATCGAGAGCAACAAAAGTGTAAGTATTCGAATTGGGAACCGAGGCTATTTGATATTCTTGGTTCAAAACATCGGCAGTAAACAAGCCACCCAAAGACGCAGCTCCAGATATTGTTACAAAGTCACCTTTTATGGCCCCATGGCTAGAATCTGTCGCTGTTATAGTCGAGCTGCCGTTGCTGGCGCTGAAAGTTATGCCGTTTGTTGTGGTAGCTCGAATCGGGGTTATGTCATTAAATGAACCGCCACTCTCGATGTAATATTTTAGTGTGGACCCTACACCTAAAAGTCTACTACCGCCCAGGGACAACCATTGATGTAATCCTCTAGGTATTCCCAAAATAGCATTCGCAGTAGCCTTCAACCAACCACCGATCTTTTCTACTCTACCCTTCCTAAACCTTATGAAGTTACCGTCTACCCAACCATTTTCGTTTGAGTAATCCGTCTCCTCCTTGTTTATACCAGGCCTGAATTCATACTTGGTCAGAGCCATAGTTATGCAAGCCTAATTATTGCACCTGTAGCCGTTGGGGAGGGCATGACTATAGTAAAATCGCCCGCCGTACTTGTTTTATCCCCTCCAAAATCGATCGCACAAATAGCTTTGTTACTATTGGTTGAGTTGTAAATCAAACAACCTCTCGCAGTGACTGTGGCCGTGCCGAATGTTAAGTCAGCAAAATCAACCACTGCTGTACTTCCAGAAAGAGCTGGAGTCACATTAGTTAATGCATTACCACCACTCGAATAGTTTGTTCCTGACACTTCTTGACTTGTTGAAAAAGCTGTTGTTCCAGCGCCCATAGTAGCACTCGAGGTAAAAAGAGCCAGCTTGATTGAGTCTGCCCCATTGGTAAGGTTGTGGCCTTCTACCAACACCTCTTGCTTAAATGAGTTACAGATAGCACTCGTGATAGCCAATTTTCTTCTCCTTAGTTTATTTTAACTGTTTTATTATATCCGCCATGTCTCTATGCCCTTGCGAATCGAGAAGACCTCTAATGGTCACCCGGTCACTGTCAATTGCACTTTTGACACCATTTAATACTACAGTATAAACATGATTTTGAAAAGCATGCGCTTGCTGTCTTACATGCTCAGGTGCATGGTCACTTATGGAGCAAATTTTCTTTGTAATTTGTTCCGCCCAAAACTCAGGAGTATGGCCACGATTCTCTGTCGTTGAAACCATAACTTGTCCTAATTGTATAAATCCATCTGCTGACATTACTTTTTTTTCCTCGCTGTTTTTGTTCTAGGGAACGATCTATTGCTGCTCTTTGTTTTTACTCTCAAATTATTTGTGTGATTATTAAGAGGGTTCCCATCTACATGATGAACGTCTCTACCGTCACCTTTTTTTACTCTACCTTGTTTCTCAGCAATTTTACGAGCCTTGTTCCTGGACCCACGTTTTTTTATTTGTTCGGGCCGTGAATGAT